TCAACCTTGCCTTGCGGAGGCGGTCCGTTCACCGTGCTACTTTCCGCAGACTTTCTTGGTGCTGGCCTTGGGCGCATTCACCTTGCCGCCCGTCTTGCTCGTCATCGGACTCCAGATCTTCGCCATGTCACCTCCACTTGTCCTCGGTTACCCAATCGAGAATGTGAGCGATCCATTTGGGCTTCCGTCCCCTAACACGAAAGGGACTTCGGTCGAACCCGTTCCCTCCTTGGTGGCGTTGGCTGGGTACAACCGAGCGTAGAACTGTCCCCCAGATCCGACCGGAAGGACGGTATTCACGTCGGCTCCCGTGGTCGTGGGCGCGTACACTTTCTGATTGGGATAGACGCCCGGAGCCGTGCCCCACTTCAACCGCAACTCCGTCGCCGGCCACGGATCTGGAAGCACCGGGGCGTAGGACCAACTGAACTTCCCGCTCGCATAGATCACATTCGGTCCAGCCATGGTCGTCTCCTTTTCCTACCGCTTGACCGGCGGGAGGGGAGGCGGAACCAATCCGCTTTCTTGCTCCGCCCGCGCCTCGGCCATCAGCACATCGGGATCCCCGATGTCCGCCATCTGGATCACGCGCCGCATCGGGAAGGCGCGTCCGCCGCTCGCCTGGTGCAATCCCAGGGCAATCTGTGTTCTCTGAGTCTTGGTGGTCTGCAGCGAACTGTACGGCTGGACCAGGAACCGGAACTGGCGGTAGAGCCGAGGCAGATCATCCGCCTTGAGCGAGATCCCGTTGTCGTCCTGGCGGAAGCGCTGCCGTTCGAACATGTAGTTCACGAGTTCTCCGGAGACACTGTAGTAATTCAGCATCCGATCGCCATTGAAATGCTGGATGATCCGGCTAATCAGCCGTTGCCCGATGCGCGAGACTAACGACTCGAAGCGCCGGGCGATGATGCGGGCCATGATGGAGCCGGTCATCTGCAGGCCATCCACGATGGAGTCCATCCCGCCCTTGGGCTTTGCCCGTAGCGATTCGGCATTCCCGGTCACCAGATCCGCCATGCTCGGGATCGCCTGCAGCATCTGGAACAGGTACGCGGGCAACTGCGGGGCCGACTCGCGCCGGAATTCCCGCATCGGACGCTTCTTGACGATCAGGCCACCCTCGTTGGTGATGGACTTCCATTGGGTCGCATCCAGGGCGTCGCTATCGGCCACCACCCATCCCTGACTGTTGTAGAGGGCGTTGCGCATGATGGCGTCGCCGAGGCGATTCATGGCTTCCTGGAGCTTTTTCAACTCCTGGATCTCGTCCAGCCCCCAGGGCCCGTCGAGGTCCATCCGCCAGTCCAGCATGTCGATGTCGAATTCCTGGTCCCAGTTCTTGTTTTGCTCGTCGCGGAGGATGACATCTCCGGCCCGAATGATATGCCGGCCGCCCGGAAAACTCCCCACGTCGGGATCGCGGAGCCAGTATTCCTTGACCAGCGTCCGTTCGATGGGGCCCTCCTGCGATTCCTCGCCGGGCTTCCAGACCCGTGGGAGGAAGTTCAGGACGGCAGATATCGCACCACCACGCCGCGTATCGTTTTTCGCGTAGCGGGAGTATCGATCGTCTGCTTCAACAAGCGCTCCGCGACCCGGGTAGGCCACACGGACACTGGTAACTGGGACCACGTGGTCCACACGGAGATAATGCGCTTGCTTTCCAAGTTTGGCCGCCTCCGTTACCGAGGGGTCGATGTAGACGGATCGGGGATCTAGACAGTTGATCGAGATGTCGTCTCGGTCCTTGTCGAATGTGGTCTGGACGAATCCACAGCCGAACGCCATCGCGAACCGAGCCACACGCTCCAGGGTCAGTGGGAATTCCTCTTCCTCGAGCTTCGCCATGCAGGTGGACGTCAGCACCTTGCTCATGGCGCCGTACTCGCCCACCCGCGACACGACCGTGAAGGTCGGCTTGGCCTCGGTGATCAGCCCGATCTTCCGCTCGTACTGGTTCCCGATCAGATTGATCAGGAAGAGGGGATTCCGCGCGCCCTTCCAGGCGCCTTCGCCCTTGAGGAGCTTGCCGTTCTCGTCCCAGTATTTCCCCGCCCGAGACTTGGCGGCTTCGGTTTCGCCATCGATTGCGTCGAGGAATTCGAGCAGGCCCTTCTCTTCTTTGGTGACCACGCCGGTTTCAGCCATAGGTTACCTTTTCACGATCAACTCAGATCGCACATCCACGCTCGGATCGGCAGGCATTGGCGGGAGCCCATCGGCTCGGGTCTCCGCGGACTCGACTTCATGGAGATGCTGCTGGAAGGCCTCTTCCTCAAACGCCGCCCGCTCGGTCGGATCCTCAGGAGGCGTCTCGGGGAGGACGATCTTCCGTCCCGGAATGGTCAGATGACGCTGCGGCTTGACGTAGAACTCGCAGTCGGGATGGTGCATCTGGTCGTGCTGGTAGCGTCCGCTCCCGCAATAGTTGCAACAGAACGCCTGGTTCGGATTCCGCTTCAACTCGCGGTTGCAACTCGGACAGGTCTTCACTCTGGTGGGGACGACCTTGGGCGACACCTCGGTCCATTCGTCCATCAGGAGCGGCGCGTGTAACTCGGCGCGCTGGTCGGCTTTCATCAGATGTCCGATGATCAGTTGCCAGGGTTGGACACCAGCGCTCACGCAGAGTTCCGGCAAGATGTCGTTGAGGGGAGGAGGCGCCATGGAAAAGAGCGCTCGCGCATGATCGTTCGCGTCGAAGATCCTGGGTTCCTCTTTCGGGTCGGCATTTGGCTTCGCCATGACGCACCTCGTCAGATCGTGAGATCGTCAGCCGGGCTGACAAATAGAGAGAGATGGTGACAAGCGGTCACCTCGCTGGTGCTAAGGATACCTCGGTTTCGTGTAATGACAAGTCGTACACGTCGAGAGGGCTCTCCGAGACACGGTTTGGCTGACCGGCGAGTGTCCCCGGAGCCACGCTTTGATCTCGCTATCCAAATCGGTCCCGGGCTCTCCGATTCGATGGCGCTCCTTGCAGGATTCACAAACCCACGGGCGGGGCATGACTTTCATCGTCGGAATCCGCGGGGCACGCCCCTTCGGTTTCGGTGGAAGAATCGGGTCGCCACAGTCCAGGCACTTCCGGGCCGTCCGGGCATATTCATCGGTGACCTTGGGATTGCGAATCACGAGGGCTGCGCCACACGGGCAGGTCGTCCGAAACAGGACAAACGGGATGTGGACCCATCGACGAACCTGTTCATGGCAATTCGGACATTGGTCCTCAATTACCATCCGTCCACCTCCGTTCCTCCCGAAAGGAGTACCAGGGCGTTGACGTCGGCGTCGGTGTACGCCGGATCCACGTCCATCCGGCGCGGCGCCTTTCCGGGTTCGTAAAACTGGTCAACCACCTTTTCCTCGTGGGCGTTTTCGCCGGCCAGGAACCGGGTGTAGTCTTCATCGTTCGACGTGACCAGGGCGATCATCCAAGAAAGACACATGTCGTCATGGTAGGCAGCCGCAGCCTCATACCGACCATATCCGACTCTCACGAAGGTCTCGATCTCGGCAAAGAGACGTTTGGAGTGGATCAGTGGTTCGGTTGGGGGACGATTCCGGACGACGGAGGTGGCGAAGGCCACCAGATACTGCTTGGACGTAGGCGTCGTGTCCCACCCTTGGTATTTTGTCAGGGCGTTGGCTGCACGATCACGGTACCGCCATCGATAGATGTTCGGGTAGCGAAGGACGGTGGAGAGGTGGCCAGTTGTGGCAACGCCGATCCCTTTGGATTCTGGGGCAATCTGGGCAGTATTGTAGTAGTACCCCAGGGTCGCGGAGAGTTCAGCCAGTTCAATCGGATGGACGCGTCCCCGCCACTCGGCGACCTGCTCGAGTGTTCCCCTCCGTAGAACTTGGATGGCCGAAAAGTCCTGCTCGTCCTCGTTCTTTACGGACTGTCCTTCTCCCGGTTCCCGTTCATCGTCAGAATCCATGGCGACATCCACGGCGATATCGTATTCCCCTTCCGGGTCTGGGATCTTCCAGATCCAGAGCGGACCGCCCTCGACGTCCACGATTCCCTTTCCGGGAACGATCTCGCAGAACCGAGCGGGATCGCAGACGTGAACCTCAAGTTTCCGACGGTCCATCGCTGGGAATACTGAATGTCCGGTGACGATCCACGCCTCACTCGCAGTGGCTGCGAAATCTTGCATAAAAAGTGCTTCATC